GGCCCGATGGCATGAATTACACCGCACTCAGCAACGCGATCCAAGCGTACACGGAGAACACGGAAGCAGATTTCGTGGCTAATATCCCCGTGTTCGTTACGCAAGCTGAAGAGCGTATATTCAACTCAGTACAGTTTCCGTCGCTTCGCCAAAATGTGACGGGCACGACCACAACAAACAACAAGTATTTGCAGTGCCCCACGGATTTCTTAGCGGTGTATTCTTTGGCTATTATTAACGCCAGTGGCGAGTACGAGTACTTGTTAAACAAAGATGTTAACTTTATTCGGCAGGCATACCCAAAGCCCACAGACACGGCTATTCCAAAGTATTACGCACTGTTTGGCCCACGTTCAGATAATCCGGCAGAGCTAACTTTTATCCTTGGCCCAACACCAGACGCCGCATACGGGGCGGAACTGCACTATTTCTTCTATCCACCTTCAATTGTTCAAAGCCCTGTGGCTACATTAGGGGCTATTACGGGCGGTAGCGCATACACAACCGGTACATACTTTGATGTGCCTTTGACGGGCGGTTCTGGAAGTGGCGCATTAGCCACAATAACTGTTGCTGGCGGCGCAGTAACAGCCGTAACTATTACAGATGGTGGTGCGCAGTATAGTGTTGCAAATACGCTGTCTGCTACTGCAACCAATATTGGTGGGACAGGTTCTGGTTTTTCCGTTCCTGTTGCTTCTGTAACTAACTCAGGCGGTACGTCTTGGTTAGGCGATAACTTTGACCCCGTGCTTTTGTACGCATCTTTGGTTGAGGCTTACACCTACATGAAGGGTGAGCCAGACATGATGGCGCTGTACAACGGCAAATATCAAGAAGCACTTGCATTGGCTAAACGTCTGGGCGATGGTATGGAGCGTCAAGACGCTTATCGTTCTGGTCAGTATAGACAGGCGGTAACTTAATATGTCAATTGTCCAAACCCAAACCACCTCGTTTAAGGCGCAGTTGTACCAAGGTATTCATGATTTGACAACTGACGTTATTAGGATTGCTCTGTATACAGCCAGCGCAAATTTAAACGAAGACACGACTGCGTATTCAGCAACCAACGAAGTAGCTAATACAGGCACTTACGTCGCTGGCGGGGCAATACTAACGCCTATTACGGTATCGTCTTCTGGATACACAGCCTTTGTGAGCTTCCCAAACATCTCATGGACAGGCGCAATTACCGCAAGATGTGCGTTAATCTACAACGATACCGTTGCCGGTAATCCGTCCATAGCTGTACTGGACTTTGGGTCTGACAAAACATCTACAACTACATTTGCCATCACAATGCCTGCTAACACAGCGACGGCAGCATTGATTCGTTCTTCTAACTAAGGAGTCAATATGACCACCGAAAAACTTAAAGCCACCGACCATGTTTCTAGCGGTCTGACTTGTAATCTTAAAGCCGGTGAGGAAGCAAAAGCTACCGGCGTGTTTGAAATCAAGTGCCATGATAAAGATGGCAACCTAAAATGGGAAGCCAAGTCTAAGAACCTTGTAGTCAACGTTGGCCTCCAGTATATGGCTGGCAGTGCTTTGACCTCAGTAACCCAGATTACCTCTTGGTTCCTTGGCCTGTACGGTGCTGGCGCTTCTAACACCCCTGCGGCAGGCGACACGATGTCTTCTCACGCTGGTTGGACTGAAGTTGTGGCTTACAGCAATGCAACCCGTGTGGCGGCTACGTTTGTAACGGCTACGAATGCCAATCCATCAGTTGTGACTAACACGGCCTCTCCTGCTGTGTTTAACATCAATGGCACAACAACTGTGGGCGGGGCTTTCTTGACCAGCGGTAGTGCTAAGAGTGGTACAGCAGGAACATTGTTCTCAGCGGCAGACTTTGGCTCACCCGGTGATCGCGCTGTGGTAACAAGTGATACTTTGTCTGTGACTTACACATTCAGCTTGGCGGGCTAATATGTCAGCATGGGGTTCCGGCGCATGGGGGGAAGGTGGCTGGGGCTTCACGGCTTTTGCAAGCACGGTTGATGAGACTGCGACAGGTACAGATGCGGTAGCAACGGCAATCATTTTAGGTGCTTTAGTTAATGAAACTGCTACAGGAACTGATGATGTAACTTCGTTAGCTACGTTAAATGCAGAGGTTGTAGAGACTGGAATTGGGTCAGACTCTATTCTTACCGGAAATGTAGTTTTAGCGACAATTACTGAGACAGGTACGGGTAGCGATGACATAACAACATTACTAACGATAAGTTCCTTGGTTACGGAGACAGCAACAGGGTCGGATGAGGTATCAAGTGTTCCAGTGTACGCGGCTACAGTTGCAGAGACAGCAACAGGCACAGATGCAATAGATTCTAATTTTGCATTCTTTGGGGATGTACAGGAAACAGCAACAGGTACGGATGCGGTAGTAAGTAGTTTGTCGGTCAGTGCAGGCATTACTGAAAACGCAACGGGAACAGATTTAAGTACGTCTATTGCAATTTTTAACGCAGAAGTTGCAGAAACAGCAGTTAGCGCGGATACATTGGCTGCTGCTGCGGCTTTTATAGCTTCTATTACTGAGTCAGCGACTGGGACAGATTCAATCACTGCACGGTTTTTCTGGGAAATTATTGATGACACGCAGACAGCAAACTGGCAAAATATTAACAACACGCAAACAGTGGCTTGGACTGCTGTAGTAACAACTTAGGAGCATTTAAATGCCAGCAACGACAACTCTTTTAGGCTTAGTTACTCCAACACAGGGAACGCTCTCTGGTACGTGGGGTGATACAGTCAACTACGGTATTTCTGACTACGTGGATATTGCTATTGCAGGCACATTATCTTTTGCAGGTGATGGCGCTATTACTCTGGCAAACACTACGGGTAGCTCGGCAGGAAACGGAATAACTTCCACCACAGCGCAGTACATGATAATTCGTGTCACTGGTACACAAACTGTGACCAAGGTTATTACAGGCCCAAGCTACAGCAAAATGTACTTGGTAGATCACGCAGGCGCTACAAGCGCAGTGACGTTTAAAGCCTCCGGTCAAACAGGTGTTTCTGTTGCAGTTGGTGAAAAAGCGGTTGTTTACTACAACGGCACTGACTACGTCAAAGTGGCTTCTAGTACGGCTACTGGCAATGTAGTTGGCCCCGCCTCTGCGACAGATACAGCCGTTACTTTATTTGATGGTGCTACAGGTAAGTTAGTGAAGAACAGTTTAGTAACTGTCTCTGCCGCAGGTGCAATCGTAGCACCGCAGGCTGGATCAACTATTCCGTTTTACTTTGCCAACCAAGCGGCTTTCCCGTCTGCGGCTACTTATCATGGCGCATTGGCTCACAGTCATTCTGACGGGGCAATGTATTTTGCTCACAGCAGTGCTTGGGTTAGATTGTTGGATGCAAGTACAACTGTAACAGTCGCACAAGGCGGTACAGGACAGACCACTTACACAGATGGTCAACTGTTAATTGGTAATACCACAGGCAACACGCTGACAAAAACAACATTGACTGCGGGTTCAAACATTACCATTACAAATGGTTCTGGAGCAATCACGATTGCTTCTTCTGGTGCTTCTGCCGCTACGCCTACTGCATTGGGTACTTTGTATGGTGTTTCAGATAGTGGTGCAAAGTACAACGCTTTCTTAGGATACCAAGCAGGTAACGGGGTAACAACTGGTTCTGAAAATGTAGCTATAGGATGGAAAGCATTATTTGCAACTACATCAGGAAATTACAACGTAGCAATTGGAGAGGCTTCTCTTATTGCAAATACCACGGCATCAAATAATACTGCCGTTGGTTATCAAACACTTGTTTCAAACACCACAGCATCTAACAACACTGCTATAGGTTATCAAGCAGGCTATGCAAATACAAGTGGAGTTAGTAACACAGCAGTGGGCTATCAATCTTTAACAGCAAACACCACAGCCTCTTACAATGTTGCTATTGGCTCAGGTGCAGGACAGCGAATTACAACTGGCGGCGACAATACTGTAGTCGGTGTGAATGCGTTGAACTTTACCACTACTGGTACGGCTAATACTGCAATTGGTCGTTCGGCACTCAATGTAAATACAGCATCAGATAACACTGCTGTTGGTTCTGCGGCACTTGGGGCCAACACCACAGGCGGTGCAAATGTGGCAATGGGGGCTAACGCACTTGCCGCCAACACCACAGCAACTAGCAACACTGCAATTGGATATTACGCATTACAAGCAAACACCACAGGCACTTTATTAACTGCTGTTGGTTATCGTTCTTTGTTTAGCAACAACAACGCTACAAACCCAAACACAGCACTTGGTGCTGAATGTTTGTTTAGCAACACATCTGGTTATAGCAATGTAGCGGTTGGTATTTACGCAATGCGTACCAACACTTCAGGTACAAACAACGTGGCGATGGGTCGTGATGCTATGTACTACAACACCACCGGCCCCTACAATGTGGCGCTCGGTGACACCGCACTACTAAATAACCTCACAGGTTCGTCTAATGTTGCTATTGGGTGGCAAGCTGTTAGATCATCCACAGCAGGTACTTATTTAGTTGGTGTTGGAGTTGGTGCGTTGTACAGCGCAACCGGCGCAGGTAATGTTGCTGTTGGTGCATACACCATGTACAACCTTACAACTGGCACAGGAAACGTTGCCTTGGGCGGTTACGACAACACTGCAAGCCCTCCCGCAGGATTTAACATTACAACTGGAAACTATAATGTTTGCATTGGCCAAGCCACGGGTGTTGGTAGTACCCCGCTAACAACAGGTAGTTCTAACATTTTTATTGGTCTGGCTGCGTCCCCATCAAGCGCAACTGTTTCTAATGAATTAACAATAGGTCAAGGAACAGGAAAAGGTACGACAACAGGCTTTATAACTTTTAATGGCGGCATTTATCAAGGTAATAACTCTGCGTCGTGGTCAACAACTTCTGACCAGCGTCTCAAGAAAAACATTGTTGATAACAATGCTGGCTTAGAAAAACTGGCTCAAATTCAAGTGCGTAATTTTGAATACCGTTTACCTGAAGAAATTACAGAATTAGCAAAAGAACAAGCTATTAAAAAGCAAGGTGTTCAATTGGGCGTAATTGCTCAAGAGTTGCAAGCCGTTTTACCTGAGTGCGTAAAAACAGAATCTACGGGTGTAATGACTGTAGACTCAGATAATCTAACTTGGTACATGATTAACGCCATTAAAGAGTTAAAAGCCGAGGTAGACAGCCTCAAATCTCAACTTCAAGGAAACTAATCATGGAAAACCCAACACCCGAACAAATTGCCAAGCACTATTCTGCCGCAATGGATAGCGTAAACCTCATCAATGCTGGAAAGCCAGAAGGCATGACTGATGCCGATTGGGCAGATTGCCTATCACGCAACAAAGAACATTTGAAAATCATGTTGGCTAAAGACTATTGGACAACTGAAGACCTTGCGCCATTGCAAGCCGCTTCTGCATAATCATGCAAGACGAAGTCACCCACGCTCAAATCTATGAACGCCTATGCGAAGTTGAAGCTAAGGTGGACCAGTTAGATAAGAACACACAAACTGTGGTTGCTGCTTTCAATGCAGCCGCTGGTGCATTCGTTGTGCTTGAATGGCTTGCTAGAGCAGTAAAGCCCATACTAGTTATTGCTGCTTTCTGTGGAGCTATATGGCTTGCCATAGAAAACAAGTTGCATCACTAATACTCTTATTATTAATATCTTTCCCTATCGGGTCCAAAGAGGAGAAATATAGATGTGTCCGATGGACATGGACTGGAGATGTATATAACAGAAAAGTTGTATGCATTGAATGGAAAAAGGTTGAGCG